GGAAGGAGTTTCGGGCGAGGGGGGATCTCGTGGCGCGGGGGGGTAGCCCAATTAATATACCAGTCTCAATTAATATACCAGTCTAATCACAATCTGGTATTAAATAAAAAAATGTGCATACCTTATAAGTGACTAGAATTATAAACAAGCAATGGAGAGGTGTATACATTTTTATAATATGTATAGAGTTAGTTGCAGGTGTGACATTTTATATGTATATTTGCTGTATGATAAAGTTTAAGATATTAGAGGAGAAATACAATCGGATTGAGTTCGAGCATTTATATGTTTGGGAGGGTGGTTATGATTGTGTTGATGCTAGGTATGTGAATATAACATCGTCTAGGGATGTGGCTTTATATAACTTTAGGATATATATATACAAGTTGATGTATCTTAATTCGAGTAGTGTGGAAGATGATTTCATATTTCATGGTTTAAATGTGTTGCATGAGACAATGAAGACTTGTGGTGTATATATGTTAGATGAGGATGTGTACAGGATTTGTTCTGAGTTATTCAATGGTGGTTTTAATAATGAGTTGTATGATAAGATTAAGACCAGAAAGAGGATTGAGTGGAAGTATGACTTGTCTAAACTGATATGTGGTATTGAGATGAATAAGGATTACAGAAAGACAATAAAGAATATAAAGATAAAGGAAAGTTTAAGATGTTTAAATAGTTTAAAAATGGATAAGACAAAGAAAATAATATTGAATTCAATTGTGACAATAAAGGAAGAGAGTGGTTCTTGTTCGGTGTCAGATGTATCTAAAGCGACTGGTATTTCATATAGCACAGTTAAGAGGCATTATGAGGAGTATATGGAAGAATTTACATTAGATGAGTACTACTTTGTAGTCAATAAGAATAGTAGTTTAAAGGATGAGAAAATATCCTTAATGACTGAAGCTATATCTAAGTTAAAGAACTTAAACTTAAAGGTAAATAAGGTTAGTGTTAGTCAGTACAGTGGGGTCTCAAGGAATACAGTTAATAAAAGATGGGAGGAGTTGTCTAAACTACTCTAACAAACTCCCCATTACTTCTGTACACAACTGTAAGATTAAACTTATGATCCAGGAAGTCAAGCATATTATCTAGGTTCACAAAGTTAATTGCTTGTGCAAACTGATTTATGTCTGTATTCCTACCACCATTCTCCATAAAGTACTTATAGAACCAAGTAACATCATACTGTCTACTATTTCTTATCTTGATATATTCCTCTTTCATACTATTTTAGATTAAATTGTACAGCAAATATAATAAAAATATTTCATAGATTTGTAAAAAGAAACTTATGAAATTTAATAACAACCCATATCTCTTCATAAATAACTTGAATGCAGATGTGCCAGGGAAACCAAATCCATTATTATTATCACTTCTAATAGCATGTAAATTCAATGGTGAGCTATATACTGATGGAGAAAACTTTGTAACAATTATAGGAGATAAGTGTTACAGCCACGATGGAGAGATAGATATGATAGACCACAAAGAATACTTTAGGTTTGATAAATTGTCATTACTATGCGTGTCTGAATTATATGAGAATATAAAGTGGTTTTTCATAGATGGGTCTAGAGAAGAAACATTCGAAGATTTTTATTTAAACTAAATTTGTAACTTTGCAATCTAAATTTTTTTTTAATAAATCTAAAAGATATAACGTGGTAGAAAAGAAATCAAATAAACAAACTGGTGGTTCACTTGGAAACATATATACAGGTCCTGCTAAAACTAATCCTGGAGTGTTGAAAGCAAAAGCAGATAAAATAAAAGCAAATGCTAATATTACTGCTTATAAGATTAAAAATAAAAAATAATGGCAAAGACAGCAGCATGGACTAGAAAAGAAGGTAAAGACCCTAAAGGTGGTCTTAATGCTAAAGGTGTAGCAAGTTATAGAGCTGCTAATCCTGGAAGCAAATTAAAGATGGCAGTAACAAAGAAGCCATCTGAATTAAAAGCTGGTAGTAAAGATGCTAATCGTAGAAAATCATTCTGTGCTAGAAGCGCTGGTCAAATGGATAAATTTCCAGAAGCGGCTAAAGACCCAAATAGTAGATTAAGACTTGCAAGAAAAAAATGGAACTGTTAATATGCCATCAGTTAAAATAAAAACAAATTGTTATTATTGTAATAATGAATTTGAAAGAGGTAAGTACGATATAGAAAGAACATTGAAAAACTCTGGAGCTGTTTTTTGCAGTATAACTTGTGGAAAAAAATATAAAAACAAGAAAATATTAGAACAAGGATTCTCAGAAAATAAAACTTGTACAAAATGTAATATTGAAAAACAAAGAACTTCTGAATTTTTCTCTAAACATTCTAAAACATTAGATCAATTTGATAGTTGGTGTAAGCCTTGTAGGTCTACTTATAGAAATGAATTTAGAAGAGGTGTTTATAGAGATATGATTTCTGATAATGATTTAGTTGATTTATTAAAAACTGAAAGTTGTACTATATGTGGATCAGAAGAACCTCTTGTAGTAGATCATTGTCATAAAGGAAATTTTGTAAGAGGAATGTTATGCAATCATTGTAATAGAGGATTAGGACATTTTAGAGATGACCCAATACTTTTGGAGTTTGCAAAAAAATATTTACAATTTTTTAGTGAAGAAGAAGAATATAAAAATGAATTTAATAAATACATTGAAGATAATTCATAAAGTATGCCAGGTCCAATGAAGAAACCAAACGGAGACCCTACAAGAAAGAAACTTGCATTAGACAAGTGGAATTGTTAAGATAATAACGTACTTGCAATGCTTACCGTAAGAACAGCATGCATGTCTTTTTTCAAGGCCTATCGTAAATGTTAGGCCTTTTTTATATCTTTGTATTTATGAAAGTATCATTCGATTATGACAAAACAATAAGCAGGAGAGACGTGCAAGATTATGCCTTATACTTAAAGAGTAAGGGCATTGAGGTATCTATACTTACATCAAGACCAGAGTATAAAATACGTGAGGTTTATGACTTAGCAGATGAGCTTGGTATTGAAAATGTAAGATATACAAACTACGAAACTAAGGCATTATTTTTAGACGGTTATGATTTACATATAGATGATGACGATAAAGAATTAAAAGACATAGAACACTACTCTACCTGCGAAGGTATAAATGTAAATTTAAGTAATTGGAGAGAAATAACAAATGAATTATTAAATATATAAAATGGGGAAGACACAAAGTTATTATGATAAGAATCCAGTAGCTAAAGCAAAGAAGGATGCTTATAACAAAGATTTCAATACGAAACCAGAACAAAGAGCAAAGAGGTCTGAATTGGTTCAAAAGAATAGAGATACTGACAAGAAAGGCGTAGATAGAACTGGTAAAGATTATGACCACGCAACAAAAAGACTTGTGAAATCATCTGTAAATAGAGGTAGGAATTCTAAGAATGGAGGAACTGCTGGAGATAAAAGAGCAAGAGGGTAATGGGCAATTCAAAAGAGCTTAGTAATATACTTAACAAAAAATACCATTTTACTTATCAAACCAAAAACATGATAAATGGAAAGCTATATATTGGAAGGCACTCTACTGATAATTTAAACGATAAATATATAGGTAGTGGTAAAAATTTAAAAAGGGCAATATTAAAATATGGAAAAAATAATTTTGCAATAGAAGTTTTATGTTTTTTTGATACGCTTGATGATTTAATTAAAGAAGAAGAATTTATAGTAGATGACACTTGGTGTTTAAACAAAAATACATACAATATAGTAAAAGGAGGAAGTAATCCGATAATGTTTGGAGAATTGAATCCAAGTTGGAAAGGAGGGTCTTCTTTTTATATGAAAAAAGGAAGAGCTGATGTGCGTGGAAATAAAAACCCAATGTATGGTAAATTTCACTCAAATATTACAAAAGAAAAAATTAAAAATGCAAATATGGGAAGCGTTCCATATAATAAAGGAACAAAAAAAACAATAGAAGAAAAAGAAAGAGATATTTATGCTCAAAAAACAAGAAAAATAATATCATTCAATGGAGTTATATATGAATCAATACGAGATTGCGCAAGAAAACTTAACATAAATCAAGGTTGTGTACAGTATAGGGTAAAAAAAAATTCATTTCCAGAGTGTTATATTGTAGATAATTTTAATTAATATCTAAGTCAGATACTCCAGGAGATAAAAGAGCAAGAGGTTGTAGTTGTCATAAATAAAACGGCACAAATCATTACTTGCTACCACAACATAGACCCCAATAATTGGGGTTTATCTATTCATAAAAAGTAATTAAATGGCAAAGAAAGAAGTTGAAGAAGGATTGTCTTACAAGGAGTGGGCTTTCCAACAAAAGTTAAAGAAGGTAAAAGACGAACCTTTAAAAAAGAATGAAGCTAAAAGAGAATACTACGCTTTTAAAAAAACACAAGCATACAAAGACAGGATAGAAGCTGAAGCAAAAGAGAATGTTTCCTTAAGCGATAGTAAAAAAGCAACATACGTTAGGAAAGAAAAAAGACCAGTGGTTGTAACTCGTAACGGTGAATTTGATTTCTTAAAATATTACAGATTGGTAATATACTGGGCATCAAAGCAATACGAAATTACAAGGGCCGATTTAGAATTATTGTTTTATTTCTATAATGAGAAGCCATTTACTAAAGACCAATTTGAGGATGCTTGTTATGTAATGATGTGGGATAAGAATAGATTGGATAGATTTTTAGAAGAAGGTATTCTTGAGGAGTATGCTGTAAGGGGTGAAACTGGAAGAATTAATTCAGTACCAATATACAAGTTGTCTTTAAAGACCAGGAGAAGAATAGCTTCGATATATGATAGGCTTACTCTAAA